CTAATGGGGAACGTGTTCTTATTAGTAGTAAACGGCCTCTTGATTTAGGCGAATACGAATTGGTCTTGGCCTCTAGTCTCCCTAAAGTTACCAAACCTATAAGCGCAAAAGAAGCAATTTGTAATGAGATTAATAGGCTCGAAGCTTTAGAGACACCAACTAAATTAGCTGAAGCGGTACTTACTGATGATGGAAAAACTTGGTTACAATCTAACAGAGACTTAATTCAGACTGAGCTTGATAAGCTGTAGGAGGTTAGATTGTTTTCATTAATATCAGGTCTTCTTGGCCCAGTTATCAATGGTGTATCTGGTCATTTTAAAGGTAAACAAGAAATTAAAAAAGCTCAAATTACTGGGGCTGCTAAACTTGCTATAAAAAAAGAAACTGGTGATCAAACAATTGAATTAACTGATGCTGAATGGGAATCAATTGCTGTAAAATCTACTAATGACAGTTGGAAAGACGAATACGTTACAATTATTATTACCTTACCAATAATTGGAGTAATGATAGGAGCCGTCTGGAATGCCTTTACAGCCAATGATCGACTACTAACAGGTACATTAGCAGGGATCAAAGAGTTAAACGCTTTAGGACTCAACTGGGACACTCTCACTACCGCTGTAGTCTTTGCAGCTATCGGACTTAAAGTTTGGAGAGCTAAATGACATGGACCCTATTACTATCGGCCTTGCTATTGCGGGAGCTAAAAAGTTACTAGATACTGCTACTGATATTAAAGACATAGCGGGTTCTATAGAAAATTTATTTAATCATACAGAAAAAGCTGCAAAGACTAAAAAGCCAAATAAAGGCGAAACAAGTATAAAGTCAGTTGTTGCAGATGTTATTGAAGAACGTAACAACAAGACCAGACTACGAAACCTTGAGATAGATATTGATAATAAGTTTGGTTTTGGTACATGGGCAGCTATTAAAGAAGAACGTGAACGAAGGCTAGTTAAGGCAGCTAAAGCAAAGAAAGCCAAAGATAAAGCAAGTGCTAAGTTCTATGCTACTTCTCTTTATTGGTTAGGAGAGTTTGGAAAATTGCTTGCTGTTATTGCTCTATCAGGTGGCGCTGGTTATGTTATCTGGATTAATCGCTGCGTAGATGGGGTATGTTAGGATGCTGTTTGAAGTAGGTGTTTATAATCAACGTGTCCGTGATTGCATCAGAGGCGGTGATGATTGGAAGAATGATCTAGGTATTTCAAAAGATTTTGAAGAAGTACTTTATTTTGAGTTTACTTCTAAAAGCAAAGCTGCATTAAAGAAAGCATTAGATAAAGAATTTCCACCTACGTTTGGCTACATAATAGAATGTATAATAGAGGTTAAAAATAATGAGTGAAGATGTTCCTCTTGCTAACACAGTAGCTAAACTGGCTTCTAACTTGAATGCTCATGAGAAGGTCTGTGTTGAGCGTGGTAAGAATATAGACATACAGTTTGCAGGGGTTAACTCAAGGATAAAACGCCTTGAAGTTATTATCATGTCTACAACAAGTGTTGTTATTTTGTTATTGATTGGTCTTGTTGTAAAAGGTTTATAGATGCCTGAGATCATACTACCACAAAGTTGGTTAATGTGGGCAGGATTTATTGTTACTGTTACTATTGGACTAGCTATTAAAGACTTAGCAACAGATTTAGTCGCAGCGTTTAAATGGAAAGCTACTCCAGGTTTTGAACCTATGGACACATGTATACTTGATGGTGAGAAAGTAGTCATTATACATATTGGATTACGAGAAACAATCTTTGAACACAATGGTAAATTTGGCAGGACTTGGCAGTACATTCCTTCATCTTTAATACAAAGACATGAACTACGTAGAGTAGTCGGAGATGATAGAATGTTAGATCATAAAATTAATGGAGAAGACTAATGGGGAAATCCGTTAAGCATTATTTTAAAAATGGCAAAGAGCATAAAGGGTCTACTCATAAAATGCCTAATGGTCAAATGCACTCTAATAAAACACATACTAAAACAAGCAAGCCTGTTATGCACTTTAATAAGTTGTCAAAGACTTCAAAAAAAGTAGCGAGGTCATAATGGCAAAACGAGGACTATACGCTAATATTAATGCCCGAAAAAAAGCTGGTAAATCTAGGTCAAAAACTAAAAGTACAATAACAGCAAAAGCCTATAAAAATATGCTTACTGGTTTTCCAAAGAAAAAAAAGAAAAAGGTATCAAAAGGTTAATGGCAACTCCTAGAAAAGGCAAAGCTAAAGTTAAAGTAACATCTAGCGGTAAGCGTGTTAGTTTTGGGCAAGCGGGTCCAGCTAAAGGTGGTGGACCAAGGGTACGTCCGGGTACTAGTAAGGGTAATAGTTATTGTGCCAGAAGTTTAGGTATAAAAAAGAGACTATCTAAAAAGAAACAAAGTAATCCAAACACTCCTAACAATTTATCACGTAAGCGTTGGAAATGTTCTGGAGCAAAGTCAAGGAAGTGACAATGTATCGGTTTATTTCGTTAGCAACTATTTTTATTGTTTTAACTATGTTTACTGCATGTTCTACTGTAGAACCTTTGGCACTTAAAAAGGAAACAGTCGTTTGTAAAAAGGATATGAAGTGGCATGAGTGGGAAATTAAATTTGCCCCAGCTATAAACATGATACCTGATTTAAGTGTTGAAAATCGTTTTAAAGTTTTAAATGGTTTTAATTCTACAAAACCTCTTACTGATTTTAACCCTGATAGAGTTTTTTTAATTACTGCTCCTGACACATTATTTCCTACAAACACACAAATATTAGTATTTTTTATTAATGATGAGTGTGTCACAGGAATTACTCCTGTGCCTACCGAAGTTATTCATGAGTGGTTGCTTGGGTCTGAATCAAAAATTGATTTAAAGGTTTAATATGGATAAAGCTAAACTTAAAGAAGAAATAATTAGAGATGAAGGTCTCCGTGTTGAACTTTATATAGACAGTGTAGGTAAAGCTACAATAGGAGTAGGTCGTAATATAGAAGACAATGGTATTTCTAAAGAAGAAGCATTTATGATGCTTGAGAATGATTTAGCTGTAACTGAGTCCGAATTAAACTATAGACTTCCTTGGTGGAGAGACTTACCTGATGATGCACAAAGAGCTTTAGCTAACATGTGTTTTAATTTAGGATGGCCTAGACTTAGTTGTTTTACAAAAATGATTAACCATTTAAAAGAGAGAGAGTTTTTTGAAGCTAGTGAAGAAGCTTTAGAATCAAAATGGGCTAAACAAGTAGGATTAAGAGCTTCTAGAATATCAGAGTTAATAAGGAATTCTTAATGTTTTACCTTGCTTTTTATTAAAGTTGATGGTATAATATAATGTATATACAAAAAGAAGGGTTACTCAAATAATGGCGTATCGTCAAGTTATAAATAAAGTACTTACACGCCTTCGAGAAGATACTATCTCTGTTGATTGGACAGGGAGTGTTAATGACTCTACTGTTTTAGATAGTTATCAAATTTTAATAGGCGAGTTAGTTAACGAAGCTAAAGAAGTTGTTGAAGACGCATGGAATTGGGGTTCTTTAAGAACACTAGAAACAGTGACTACTGAGGCTTCTACAGCTACCTACACTATGTCTAATCTTGATTCAAGAGCACGTATTATTCAAGTTATAGATACTACTAATGATCTTGTTCTTACTCAAATTTCAGATGATGTTTTTTATAGGTATACTTATTTAGGCACTCCACAAGTAGGACAACCTACGTACTATAGACTTAGCAATAATAAAATTTCTTTTTATCCTACACCAGCAGCCGCTTACGCTGTTATAGTACACGCTGCACAACCTCAAAGTGATTTAACTGCCGCTGATGATGCTCTCACTGTAGCTGAACGTCTTGTAGTCCTTGGAGCTTACTCTCTTGCTTTAAATGAGCGAGGAGAGGATGGAGGCACTATAAGTGATACTGCAGCCCAAAGATTTAATAATGCTTTAGTTGATGCTATTTCACAAGATGAATTAAGAACAGTGGATGAAACGACTTGGTATGCCAGCTAAACCATTAAAAACAGTAAACCTTAAAGGTCTTGGTTCAAGAGGTCTTAACACCCAATCTGATTCCACTTCTTTGGGACCAGAGTGGCTTGTTGAGGCTAATAATATTGTCTTTGATATACAAGGAAGAATTACTTCTCGTAAAGGTAGACAACAAACTTCTACAGTTATAGCCGCACCTGTTAAATCTATTGGTGAATATATTAAACCTAATAGAGCTGTAGAATTATATGCTTCTTCAGGAGCTTATATTTATAAACTCGATAGAACTTTATCT